GCGCGCGAGTAAACACAGATCGCGGAAGCCGTTCTGCGAACGCTCGTAGCCAACTAGGTTGTTCTTCATCCATTCAGGCACATCGAGGCGCTTCGTCTTGCTGTCGATGGCCTCCCGAAGTTGCTCACCTTCCAATAACTCAAACGTTATCGCGCCGCGCTTGCTGTTGTTGCGCCAGACCATGCCCTTCTGCACCATCAGATGCAGCGTGTCTCGCACGCAGGCTCGCGGTCGTCCCGGCAGCAAGCCCATTACTTCTTCTTGCGAGTAGGCGCGTCCTGCCTGCATGGCGTCTGCCAGCTCGCGCGGCGAGATCGTTTCCGGCTGACGGCCGATGTTGATTGTGTTTTTCATGCTGCTTCCAGTTCGATGTTCATCTTGCGGGCGCGGCGCGGCTCCCAGCGGGTGAGGGCGTTGTCGAACTTCTCGACCTTCTCTTCGTATGGCGCGGGGCCAGCGTCGAGCCAGCAATGGCAGGCATAGCAGCCCGGAACGCTAAACCGATGCTCTGCTTTCATCGCGCCGGCCTTGCCGTGCTTGCTGAAATTGGAGTGGCAAGGTACGACGGTCGGATCGGCCCAATCTGACCATCTGCACATCACGTTGAGGTAGCACGGCTCGTCACGGCAAGCCGCAAGGTACTTCGATCCTTCTGATACGGTTGGCTTCTTGATGCGCGACTTCATCGCCGTGCGCTTGAGTGTCGTCTTGCGATCGGCCAGCTCGAACGGCTTCGGCTCCTTGCGCTTGAAGCCGGTACGCTTCATCGGTGCGGATCGTTTCATCGCGCGGCCTCAGATGAACGTACGGTAAGCTGCCAGAATGGATTGAAGGTTCCGCGCTTGATTGCATCCTTGGCAAGCAGCAGACCGTACAGCTTGTCGCGGTAGCGCGCAGACGCATCGGCCCGCGCACGTTTTTTGTCGAACTCGACATCGCGCTTGCTGCCTGCACGATAGATCGCTGCGGCGCCGTCGCCTCCGCGGCCGCCGACACGCTGACGCCAGCCGGAGACATAGACCTGTTTCGGCGTAGCGGTGTGCAGATTGACGATGTGCTTGCGCACAGCGCTTACCGACATACCCATTGCGGCCGCGATCTCAGGAATGGTCGCGGACTCTGCCTGCAACAGTTCGACGATAAGGCGCTTGTTCTGGTAGCGGATGCTGTTCGGATCTTTTGGGCTTCCCTTCATGCTGCGTACTCCGCGTAATCGGCCGGCGCACTCCAGCGAACGCCGCGCTCAGAGCCAAATGCCTGGATCAGTTCGCACAGGTCGGAAAACACACGCTTCGTCATGCGTGACGTGCTCTGTCCGAGCGCGATAAAGCCGGTGCCGTCCATGTTCGGAACGACGGTCATTTTCTGGAGCGACGCGCTGAAAAAATCCTTCCACTCAGCAGGCGTCAGCTTGCGGCCGTACCACTCAACCTGATTCGATACATCGGCCAGGAGCGCCCACAGAAGCGCGTTTTGATCGTTTGAGCGGGTAGGGGGCGATAGCGTCACAACATCGCCATCAGGGCGGCGCTTGAGGCATTCGATCGCGTATGCGCGGCTGATCGGCGTAAGGTAGATGGTTTCTTTCATGCTTTGGCCACCATAACGATGCACTGACCGCCTTTTACGATTGGCCCGCGTGTAACGTGCAGCTCGTCGATCTGCTCGTCATCATCGAACACGCCGGCATGTTCGAGCGCATCGTTAAGCGCCTTCAGCCGGTTATCGAGATCCGCGGCGCGACGGTCGCGCATCGACAGACGAACGGCCATGAACAGGCGCGATGTTCCGAACTTGATGGCGTTATGCTCGGCGACGATCTCGGCTACGCGCTGGCGGAAGTCTTTGCCTTCTTTTGTGATGTACATTCCGCGTTGCGATTTCCGCCAGTAGTTATTGACGGAAGGGGGAAGGGGCAGGGTAAGGGTCTGGGATACGCCGTAGAGTTCGCTCATGCCAGCAGCCCCATCTGTTCATGCTTTACCGCGGGCGGCGGATCGAATAACGACACCTGGCGCTGCGCTTCGTCGATGCGACGGCAGGCAATGTCGAAGTACTTTTTTTCGCGCTCGATGCCAATAAACTCACGGCCCATGCGCGCCGCGGCGACGCCCGTAGTTCCCGATCCCATATACGGGTCAAGAATGGATAGCGGCATTCCGGCCTGCTTGATACACCATTCCATAAGTTCGACGGGCTTCTGCGTTGGGTGCTCCTTCGGATAGGAGGTCACCGACATGCGAAACATCTTTCCTGGCTTCTGAAAGCTGCACCATGCAAGTTCGAACATGGCGAGTGAGAAGTTCTCAGGTTGCATCTTGTCCCACGCCAAGTAACATTGTGTGGGCGGAAGTTCAAAATAGTTGCCGCCCCAAATGACTTGCTTGTCGGATAGCGTCAGCAGCGCATTTATGTCGTCGCTGTTGATTGGCTTTGCGTCCCAATCTAGCTTTTCGTGCTTCTGGCGAACAGGGTTTGCCGCGATACCGATGCCATATGGCGGATCGGTGATAACAGCGTCGACGCGATCGAGCGTCGGCAGGATTTCGCGGCAATCCCCTAAATACAGCGTGGCCTCGCCGATGATTTCTTTTTTCATTGTGCTTTCTTGTCAGACTGGATAAACGCCCAAAGTTCTTTCTTCGCCCTCTCGGCGGCCTCGTTACCGCCTCTCTGCCTCACGCTCTCGACGATCGCCTTAGCTGCGTTGTAGTCGCCGCGTCGTCCGTCTCTCACTGCTGCCATGAAGCGAGTGAGGCATTCGTCTCGCGTCAACACCAGCACACACACGAGAGCGGGACAACACGGCGAAGGAACCATGCGCCGCCATCTACGCGGCTGTATTCTGTGTAACTCGATAAGTGCGGCAAGATGACGGTGTGCATGATGGTGATTTAGCGGATATCGAGACGGCGCCCGCGAACCAGCGAGCAACCCGGTACTTCGAAGCCATCTTTCAGCGCCTGCGCGATCAGCTTCTTATCAGGCATCGGCTTCGGCGGCTCCGGTTCCGTCTTGTACGCATCCGGGATCAGCGATTCGTCTGCGATCTGCACGCTCGGCGGATTGAGCGCGATCTTGATGCGGAAGTAGGGCGTGTCGATCTTGTCGCGCTGCGCCAGAGTGAGGCCATCGAGCAGGTACTTGCGGATGCGTTCTGCTCGGTTCTCAAGCGCCTTCGCGCGCTCGGTCATGGCCTTGGCTGCTTCCTTGATCTGCGCTGCAGTCGCTTCGAGATTTCTCGCCACAAAAGCTGTCTGCATGCATTTGGTTTCCAGATCGCCGCTGATCGCTTCGAGCGTGTCAGCCAACGTCTGGTCGTCCAGATCCATGTCTTCGAGCTTCGCGGCATCGGCGCGATACTCGCTCGCAATCTCAAACAGGTTCACTTTCGGCTCCTTTTTGTCATCGCCAGACATAAAGCATCTGGCGTATCCGTTCTAGAATATTGCCACCAAATAAAGCATTGCGCGTATTAGTCACGCATAAAATTTCGCTATGATCGCGGCGGTACGATTACGATGCGGTATCTCGCGCAAATCGAGGATCAGGCGCAGCGAATCGCGCCGGAAGGTCGCCTCTGCAATGTCGATCTCTGCAATGCGGAGCTGTTCGCGGATATGCTCGATCGATACGACGGTAACGGGCTGCTTGTTGTCTAAGCTCATGCTTGCTCCTTCGTCCAGTCGCTATAAAGTCGGCGCGGCGCCGTTCCCCAAGATCCGTCTTTCTTCTTTGCGTTGCCGACTACCCATACCGAACCGTAACTAAACGTCTTCACCTCGGCCACGCGGAACCGCTCGCCTTTGGACACCACTATGTCGCCTATCGCGATGCCCGCGTTGCGGTAGCGTTCTTCTTCGAGCAGCTTGTTCTGGCGTTTCAGTTCGGTTTCCAGATTCGCGATCCGGCTCATGATCGCGTCTTCTTCTTTGCTTCGCTTCATTCTGCTTTCTCCTTCAATCCGCGCCATTCGAACCCGCCTGCGTGCTCTGCTGCATCGCTCGGCATATCGCAGTATTTCTCTGCGTCATCGGGCGTCTGTCCTGACAGCCCCCACGTTGACCCATTCCAGCAGCTAAACCATCGGATCAGCTTGCCGTTCTCTTTGATGCGCACTTCGTACACGCCGGTGTAGACGGGCGTAATGTCTCGCGGGTGCCACTCACTAAGGTTCGCCTCCATGCTTTCCCCTTGGTGCGCCGCTAGAGCGTGCTAGCGGCGCGGTTGTCGTCGTTAGACCATCGACCAAGCTGCTCGGGCGTAGGCCGGCGCAAAAGGTATGTCGTCGTTGAAGTCGCCGCCGGACGGCGCCCCCTGGCTCTGTTCGGGCTTTGCCGCTCGAGTCTGCTGCCCGCCTTCCGCGCGCCCGCCAAGCATCTGCAGTTGGTCGACGTTCACCTCGGTCGAATACTTGTCGACGCCGGCTTGATCGGTCCATTTGCGGGTTCGCACGCGGCCCTCGATGTAGACGCTCGATCCTTTCTTCAGATACTCCGCAGCGACTTGCGCGAGGCGGCCGAACAGGTTGCATCGGTGCCATTCGGTGTGCTCTTTCACGTCGCCGGATGCCTTGTCTTTCCACTTCTCAGTGGTGGCGACGCGCAGGTTCGCGACGGCATCGCCGCTCGGCAGGTATCGAACTTCGGGATCTGCGCCAAGATTGCCGACGATGATGAGTTTGTTGACGGATGCCATTTACGCTCCTGCGGTTTCGGTGGTTTGTTGATGCTCTGCGAGTTTTGCCGCTCGAGCGGCGTCGCGGGCTTCTTTGAATGCGCTGATTGCTTGTGCTGCTTCGCCAAGTCGGGCCTTGGGGAGATCGATTACGCTCGAGATACCGAACTTCTCGCAGAAGCGTTGAGCCGAAAGCCCGCTATCTGCCATCGCACTGAGCAACTCGTCGCGTTCAACGGGGTTGACTGTCGGCGGCTGCTCAACGCCCGACTCGAGCCATGCGAGCAGTTCCGCGCCGGTATCCTGGCTGACCTTGAAGAAGCGGCCGTCAAAGAGGGAAGTGCGGTCTTTGCTCGAGCTGGCGACGTGGTTCATGTCGATATCGAGCATCACCGTGAATTCGTATTCCATGCCGTCGCGCTGCACCGGTGCGAGTCCGACCTTTTTCGGCGTCTGCTTGCCTCGGTCGTTGGTCTCGAGCACGTACTCCTGCTTGGCACGCATCGTCGCGATGACGTGACACGGGCTTTTGAGCATCGCCTCTACCAGTGCGTTGTGCTCAGGCGTGATCGTGCGCCATGCCGCAAAGCCGTTCGCCTTCCCGCTGTCTGCGATCTTCCCTTGTTTATCGAGCAAGCCGCCGTCGCCGGCCCATGCGTGCGTCAGGCTGTCGATGATGATGGTCGTGTAGCCAGCCACCTCGAACGCCTTGATCGCCTGCAGGTACTTCGGCACTGTGTACGGCGCTTCGATTGAAATAATGTCGTAATCGCCAAGGTGCGCGTACAGATCTGCAGATCCGTGCTCGGTGTCGATGACGCCGACCTTACCGCCAAGCCCGAAGGCCAAGAGCAGAGCGGAATACGTCTTGCCCGCACCGCTCGGTGCTGCGATGCCAAGCCTCAGTTTTGCCTTCTTGCGCTGCGCTTTCCGGATTTCCATGATGTTTCTCCCGTTGCTCGAGTTCAAATAACTGCTGTTCTTCCTGCTGCTGTTGCTGCCACCAATCAGCGCCGCTCATTGGAAAGCCCCTAGGTTCTGCGCTGCCGCCCATGCCCCGTATCCGAAGCAGACGAGTAGCGCGATCGTCCACTCAAGCGCGGCCCGCATGGCTTATCTCGTCGATTTCATCGCGCAGGACGCGCGCACGGTTCACAAGGAGGGAGAGCCAGCCATCGGCGGCGGCTTCAGGAAACATCGATGAAAAGCGACGCCATTCCAGATCGAAATTCATCAGAAGGGCGTACATGTCCGGCACCTTCTCCGCGATCTGCACCTGACGATGGAGTTCGATCAGTTCGGCGACAGGGCAAAGGTGCTCGTCGCCGGCCTTGCGCAGTTCCTGCATGAATACTGACTTAGGCACTGAAGCAGCCAGTGTATCCATTGCAGACAAATTTTTACGCGCAACAGGAGCTTGTTGCGGGCGGAAGGCTTCGATACTGCGTAATAAGCCGTTGCGGGCCAAGGTTTGCGCTTTCATTTCGATGTTTCCTTCTGGTTTGTTGTTGTGTGTGCTGCTGAGTTGAATAGTACTTGCGATGTATTAATAAAGCAAGCGTTTTTTCGCGCCGATGTGTGCGATCGGCTACGAAGATCCGTTAAGGACCGATGCGACGGCCGCCTTCACGGCATCGATCTTTTCCTTGGGCACGCTGAACACCAGCGACTCATGCGTCTGGGTTTTCTTCCATGCCTTGAAGAATGCGGCCAGCGAGTTGGTGCGCTCGGACGGTCCTTGGTCCCATACATAGCCACCCGACACTTCCAGCTTGTCGGTATCGAGTAAATCCCTGGTGGGGTCAAAGTCCCACGATGCCTTCTCCTGCAATGGAGCGCCGTTGATAACGTAAGCCTCTTCTTCGATGGCGTACTCTTTCCAGTAGGCATCATCCGACATGAAGGCTTTCCATTCGGCACCGTTCGTCTTGATGGTCATACTTCCTCCCGTTGAACCCACCCCCTGCGCTCAAACGCCGGGCGTAATTTTTCGATTGTCGCCTGGCGCAGCTCGGCAATCGCCGGCCCGATCTTCGCAGCTGCGTTGTATGCGGTGCTTCGGCTTACTCCGCACTCGTCGGCGATGTGCTGCGCAGAAGGGCAGTAGTGCGCGCCGTACACGAACTCGCGCATCAGCATCAGGCGAATGACGGCCCGATTGCGCACGATTCCGGTGAACAGGTGTTCGAGTCGACCGATCGCCGCGTGTCGCTCGCCGTTCTCGCCGCCGTATTCGGCATCCAGTAGCGCTCGTTGATCGAGCGAGATATGCGACTCGATCACATCGAGGATGCGCCGCGCCTGCGCCCGTTTCTCGCTCGCGCTGAGCATCATTGCGCCGGTTTCGGCTGCGATGAACTCTCCTACTTTTGCGACTTTGACGCCATCGGTCGCGCGCCACAAATATGCGAACGACAAGAGGCTTTCCATGTCTCTAAACAGGCAAATTCGCTGCACCGCCCCGTCATTGGGCGCAGCTTGGCGCAAAGGGTGCTGCCTATCTTTCCGACCGTCCAAACACACTGTTTGCATGATTGTTCTTCTCGCGCTAGGAGGATCAGCAATGGATCTTGATATTCAAACTGGCGTAAGGGCTGCGTCACGCATCTTCCTTTGGCGGCAGCTTCGGTTTCGACGGATTCCACGCTCGCGCCATGACGTTCAAGAACAGCCACCAGTACAGGGCGGGACTCATTTCATGTCCCTCAACATCCAGCCCACAAACAGCCCCAGTCCAAATACGAAAAGGGTCGTCATTCCGACTGCGAATGCCTCGAATGTCATACCGCCTCCAGTTGGTTAGCCATCAATCGCGCACGGCAAGCGTCTTGCATCGCCCGTAGCGTCTCCATCGCTCGAAACACTGGCGGCGTCGGCTCTCTGTATCCGATCCATACTGTGTGAAGCCCGCGCAATGGGCCGCCGATCTTGCTGGCTTCGCGGCGGCTTTCCATGCGTCCGAGGGTCAGGCGCACGCTGTATGCGTTAAGCCCGGTGTGATCGGCGATTTCCTGCGGCGTTGCGCCGTCTGGATTCGCTTCCAGGTAAGCGAGAACTAAGGCGCGGCTCATTTGACTATCCACGCTTTGATGTAAGGAGCGACCGCTGTCATGAAGTCGTGAAGGCTGAGCGCCCAAAGAACTGCGTTGAACGTCCTCATGCTGCCTCCTCATCCAATCCGCCAACATCGCGCGATGCTCTGCGATGGCTCTCCCAATCGAACAGAACGCTGACGCCCGATTCCTTTAGCCGGTCGATGAAGCGCTCGCCAAGGTACGTCTGCAACTCTTTGTGATTCAGGTTCGTCAACAGAATCGTCGGCTTGCAGGCAAGGCGTCGCGCCTCTAGCAGCTCGTGGAGGGTACGTTGCTCGTCCTCAGTGCCGCGCTGCAATCCGATCTCGTCGAGGATCATCAAATCGATCGACTCGAACTGGCGAAGCATCTGTTCTTCGGTAAGCTCGGAGTTGCGCGACCATGTTCCGCGAATCTTGGTAAACAAGCGTGCGGTGGACGTAAAGTAGACGGTGTGACCGTTCCGCATTACCTGATTGGCGACGGCGCAGGCAAGGTGAGACTTCCCGGTGCCAACCTTGCCGATGCCCACAAGGACAGTTCCGGTTTTCAGGTGATCTTCGAACTTGTTAGCGAACAGAACGAAACGGGCGAGCGCTTTGCGCTGGTCCGACGACACTGCGTTGTAGTTGGCAAATGACCGATCGCGGAACAGAGCAGGGATGCCCGCTTGCTCTAGGCGCGCTTCGATCTTCGCCTGACGCTCGGCGCGCTCTTTCTCCATGCACGCGGCGTATTCGCGGTCAGCGGCCTCCTTGGAGCACGTGGGGCAGTGTGACGAGCGGATGACGCGCCCCATAAGCTCGATTGAGCGGATAGGGAACTGGCCGTGCTTCTCGCACATGCCGAATTCAGCGGGAGCCGGCGCGCCGTCGCATACGCCATGCGTCGAGTTTTGGCACATCACCTTGCAATTCTTTGCGCAGTAGGCGTTCATTTCGCCTCCTTGATTTCAAAGCCACCGTATCCCGCGCTGCTGCCTTCCTCAAACATATCGCTAGCCATTCCGTGCGCGATCTTCTGCGTTGAGCAAGGGTAGAACTTCCCTTGATACAGAACACCATTAAGCAGCGAACCCGCAACCGATCGCTTGCAGATGCGCGGCTTTTTGGTGGTCACCCCTTCGTTACGTGTGGTTTCTAAATCATGCATACCGGCTCCTTGTTTGTTTTTTTGCGACACTTCTGGTTAGAAGAAACTCTCGCTGTAGTCCATGTCAGCCAGCGATTTTGTTTTATTAGATGATACACCAGAGGTTTTAGATTTGGGCAAATAAATACCCGACCAGTTGCCGCCAATCGACGCCTCGACAGCTTGGCGAACATCGAGGCCTGCATCACGAACAGCCGTCATGTCTCGCAGCCAAATGCGCTTGGAATACTCAGTTGCGTTCTTCTTGTCGCGCTTCTGGCGGTAGTCCACCCATTCAGTCCACAGGTCCGGATCGAGCCATTCCGGAAGAGAGGGGCGCGCAGCGCTTTCTTTGACGGGTTCCGTTAAACCTTTAGGTTTAACTGTGACTGGTTCATGTCCGGCAGATTTCGCCGCATGTTCCTGCTGTTTTTCGCCGCTGGCGGATTCTGCCGCAGGCGAAAATTGCCGCTTGGTCTTCGGCTTCTCGCTTGCGGCGGATTCTGCCGCTTGACGCTTTTTCTTCGTCTCGAACGTGGCGTGCGGCTTCGACAGGTTGAGGTAGTAGGCGTCGCTTGTGTTTGTGCCGTCTGGACGCTTGCGGGCAACGCGCTTCAGGTATCCTTCCGCTTCAAGGGCGACAAGGTGTTCGCGCACCGTGCGAACGCTCTGCTCGGTGTATTCGGCAAGCATCTTCTGTCCGGGCCAGCAATAGCCATCCTCGTCAGCAAATTGAGCAACGCCCATAAGCGTGGCCTTACGGCCAGCGCTTCCCGTCTTCTGGTTCCAAGCCCACGCTAAGGCATCAAAGCTCATACTTGCTCCAAGTATCCGACTGCAAGAAGTTCGTCCAGAAGTCCAAGCGCGATTTCTCGAACCTGAACCAGCCCGCCGGGAGCGTAAGCATCCCGGAACTGCATGGCGATGGCGCCAGCGTCGATCTGATAGTCTTCGGGCTGTGCCTCGATGAAGGCCATCAACCCTTTGGCGCCAAACGAAATACGCTTGTCTTCAAGCAGCTCGACGCTGATTGCGACTACCTGACGGGGTGCGCGGATGATAGGCATCTTTGTCACTCCTTGCCGGTGCCAACGACACGCGCCGGCAGATCGCGCAGGCGCAGCAGGTCTACGATCTGCATTCCGTCGCCGGCCGTGATCTCGTCGCTTGCGATAGCGAGCTTCACTGCGCGATCAGGCGTTACCGGACGGGCGTAATTCTTGATGTGATACCAAGAGCACAGGCTCATGCCGAGCTTCTCGCGCACCTGGTCGACGATCTTGCGGCCGTGCTTTTGATGGAACTCGTTTGCATCCATTTTTCGGCTCCTTTCGCCTGTTTGTCTAAGGCTTCCATTGTATTATAAAGCGCCTCAAGTATCCACTATTTGTAAGCGTAAAGCGCTGTAAGTTAGTGAAAACTCTAGTTTTTTGCTTAGTTCACGCTTGCATTCAGACGCCCAATGTCGCAATATTCAGTTACACGAGAAGAGCAGGGCGGCGAGGGGCATACGACCGTACCGGTGAGAAAGCGCATGAGGTGCGCACGACGGGGCCAACCCGCGACTAAAACACAGGAACCGAAGATGACCGTAGAAACAATCGAGCGCATCCGTCAGAGAAACTTCCTTTGGCTGTTTGACCAATTCAAAGAAGACTTCAGAAAGGATTGGCCGAACGAGCCAGATAGGGGAATGCTCAGACGATTCGCCGACCGCCTCGGCATGGATCAGATCTACGTGTCGCAGATCAAGAACGGCGGAAAGAAGGAAGAAGGCGGCAACGGCCGCATCATTGGGCCGCTGCTCGCGCGCCGCATAGAGGGCGCTCTGAACCTACCGGAAGGATGGCTCGATACAAACCATCAGGCGCCGGCAGAAGTCGAGGACGAGGGCCTGGCAGACGTTCTAAACACTGTCCGCGGTCTCTACGAGCATTCGCCTGAAGCAACGCGCGCTGCGCTGATAAAGGTGATGGGCGCTATCGTCACAGGGAAGCCGATAGAGACAATCGTCGAGAAAGAGCACGCAAAATAAGCGGCTCGCAAACGGTTGACAGCGGGGCAGACAAAAGTATTACAGCGCTAACAATTTTCGTCCTACCAAAGTAATTTTGACTTCTAATACTGCTGAAATGCAACAAAGCGATACAAAAATTTGTTGCGTACCCATATGATAAGCCTTAATGTTCAGGGGTCGCTTAGTTGAAAGCGTCTCCCCAACAAAAGAGAAAGGCGGGTAATTATGACCGGTGCGCAAGCTGTCGCTGCAAATAGTGCCAATGTTTTGCCGGTGTTCGAGGACGAGTTATCGCCTCACGCCTGGAGTGACAACGAATTCATCAACGCGGCCTGCGCCGCCATCCCCGTTCACATGCGTCAGGAGGCGATTGCCGCGCTCCTGTCGATCGTCGGACGACCGCACTAATACGCGCAAAGTTTTGGTTGACACAACTTGGACTGTTTTGATATGATTGTGTCACCGTGGGATTCATGCGTTCCCGGTTCCTTCTGCTGCAAAGCAGTTTCCGCTCCCCTGACGGGTTGAGCGGTTTTTTATTCGAGGCCGTCGCTAGATAAATCAGCGGCGGCTTTTTCGTTTTCGCCGGCGCTCCCCACGCCTGACGCTTCGGAAAGACGAAGACTCTCACGCATGGCGATTGGTGCCGCCTAAAGGCGCGGCTAAGAGGATGGATCAATCATCTGCCAGTCTCCAGCCGTGAGAGTGAATGCGCAGGCTGATGCGCGAAAATTCGGAATAGCCGCACAGGGACGAATCCCCTCCGGCCAATCTAGGCGGTAAGCCGGAGATCAGCGCCGGCCACTCTCAATAAAAAGCCCGCATCGCGCGGGCCTTGTTTCACTCATCATCCGGATCGTCCTCCGGTTCTTCGTCATCCTCGCCATCTGTCTCGTTGTAGTAGGCGTCAGCCTCCTGATCGAGCCAGAAATCGTGACTGCACTTAAACCGCGCGTTCACTGCGAGCCTCCAGTGCGTCAGAGAGGATTTGCAGCATGGCGCGCGCTTCGCCGATTGCGCATGCGCTCTCGATGGTGATGTGACCGGACTGCACCAGATCGCGCAGCTTGCCGATCGTCTCGGCTGCTTGCTTCAGAACGTAATTTTCATAGTTGCTCATGGTTGGTCTCCGCGTTTGCGTGTAGATATAATACTTCGCAAGTATTAGAACATCAAGTTTTGTTTGCAAACTGTCGACGCCGTGGATGCTTTGCGCGTTCGCTCGCACACATTTAATACATTCGCAGACTTATAGGAGCCGCCATGTCTCTCGTCTCGCTTGTCGTTATCGCGCTTGTGTTGCTGCTGTCTGCGCTTGGCGTGCTGGCTGTTGCGATGCTCGCAATGGACTTCGCGGAGGACGCTGAAGAAATGGCGCTATGCCTGGATCAAGAGAACGCGCACGGGGCGCTATTGGACAGCGTAGAGAGCGAGAAGCATCGACTGATTGCTGGCGCGATGAAAGCCGATCGAGAGGCGGCGCTTAACAAACATGGGAGCGGCGCTTGATTGATCTAAAGCTGAAGGATTGGGCTACACCGCGTCAGGCTGAGTTCATCGACGCGATCGAACAGTACGGCTCCGAGCGCAAAGCTGCTGCCGCACTTGGCCTGAGCCACGGCACGATCAGCAATGCGCTTGGATCGCTCAAGAAGCGGGCGGCACGCTCGGGCTACAGCCCGGAACACGAAATGACGCATACGGTTCCTGATGGCTACATGGTCAAGGGCGTCTCCACCTACTACAACAAGGACGGCATTCCCGCCGGCCAGTGGGTGAAATCATCCGTCGACGCTGACCGCCAAGAAGCGATCATGCGCGAGGCTTTCGCTGCAATGGCGAAAGAGCTGCCGCGCGTTAAGCCGATGGCAAAGCCGGCGAAGACGAAAGCGGATCTGTGCAACGTCTACACGCTGACGGACTGCCATCTTGGCGCGCTCGCATGGCACAAGGAAGGCGGCGCCGATTGGGACGTGAAAATCGCAGAGCGCGTTCTTGTTGCTGCGTTCGAACAGATGGTGAACTCGGCGCCGGCCGCGAAGACCGGGCTGATCGCGCAACTAGGCGACTTCCTGCATAGCGATGGCATGTTGCCGGTGACGCCGACGAACGGACACATTCTTGACCAAGACGGCCGATTCTCGAAGATCGTTGCCGCGGCGCTTCGCGTGTTGCGCCGGATCGTCGACTTCGCGCTACAGAAGCATGAGCGCGTTGTGGTGCTGATGGCGGAAGGCAATCACGATCTGGCGTCGTCTATTTGGCTCCGCGCGATGTTCAAGGCGCTGTATGAGAACGAACCGCGCGTGACGGTCATCGAGTCGGAATTACCGTACTACGTCCACCAGCACGGCGAAACGCTGATTGCGTTCCATCACGGACACATGAAGCGCAACGACGCGCTGCCGATCTTCTTTGCCGCGCAGTTCCCGAAGGTATGGGGCGCAACGACGAAGCGTTACGCGCACACAGGGCATCGGCATCACGTCGAGGAAAAAGAGCATAGCGGGATGACGGTCATCCAGCATCCGACGATTGCAGCTCGTGACGCATACGCTGCGCGCGGTGGCTGGCTGTCGGAACGTGCTGCTGTCGCAATCACGTATCACGCAAGGTTCGGCCAGGTGGCGAGAACGATTGTCACGCCGGATATGTTCGAGGAAGCCGCATGACGATAGAGATTCTTAGTGCCGGCATCACGTTCTTGGCCGTATTCGGCGCCGGCCTGTTCGTTGGCTGGTCGCTGCGGGACTGCACATGAGCCGCCCCGTTGATCCACACGCAGAGATAGACACGCTCTGCGACGCGCTCGCTGTTGCGCTTGCGCTGCTCGATCAATATGGACTGGCCGGCCTGACTGAAGACGAGATGCATCCGGCATACCTGCGCATCCACAGGCTAGGCGGCGAACAGACACAGAGCGATCTAGTTGCTCGCGGGCTGCTTGTTATGGCTCGCAATAGGGCGACGCACTAGGAGGACACATGACGCCGGAACAATTTACGTATTGGCTGCAAGGCTTCGTCGAGCTTGGCAAAGGTGCTGCGCCGACTCCTGAGCAGTGGAAGTCGATTCAAGAGCATCTTGCGACCGTGTTTAAAAAGGTGACGCCGGCCGTAAGCGAGGCGCCGAAAGCCGTTGAATCTGATGCTATTCGCCAGATACGCGAATACTACGAGCGCACGAAGCAACAGCAAACGCCGCCGCAGGTTCAGCAGCCGTATTACCCCTCGCAGCCTTTGATTCATCCGGGGCCGGGCGTGGCGCTCCCAGTAAATCCGATGCTTGTCACCTGTTAATCATCACCCCAGGCGCAGGTGGGAAAACAGCGTCAGCCGCACAGGTAGTGGAGGCGACCTGTCTCCGCCCGCAAGGGAACTCTAGGGCGCGCCTGGTGCGGCAATCATTAACAGACTGGTCCGAACGGGCTTGGGTAAAGAGTAGGGCGCGAAGAACCTTCCCGTAGTGCCGCCCTTAAATCGCACGTAGCAGCCTACCAGTCACCTCTTACGGCCGCTCTGTTCCGCGTAGGGTAAGCCACGCAGAGTACATACAGGGCAGGGCGGCCACCTCAAAAGTAGACAGATTTAGACGGAAATAGACACATGGCTAAAGGTGTAAAAACCGGCGGCCGAGTCAGGGGAACGCCGAACAAGATCACGGCCGATATTCGGGCGCTGGCACAGAACCATGCGCCTGAGGCAATCGCAATGCTCGCCACGATCTTGACGACGAGCGAGAACGATTCGGCACGCATCGCGGCGGCAAAAGAACTGCTTGACCGCGGGTATGGCAAGTCCACGCAGGCGGTTGAAATGTCCGGCAAGGACGGCGACCCGATCGCCATTACCAAGATCGAGCGCGTAATTGTCAATCCTCCAAATCCAAACGCCTGAAGTCTATGTTCCGCTGTTGGAGCCTGCCCGCTACAAGGGCGCTCACGGCGGGCGAGGATCGGGCAAGTCGCATTTCTTCGGTGAAATGCTGATCGAGCGCAGCATCATGGAAAAGACGGACGCCGTGTGCGTTCGTGAAGTCCAGAAGTCGCTCAAGCAATCGGTTAAGAAGCTGCTCGAAGGCAAGATTGAGGCGTTGAACGCTGGCGCTTACTTCGATGTGCAGGATGCGCAGATCAAGTCGACGCATGGCGGCTTGATTATGTTCCAAGGTATGCAGAACCATACCGCGGAGTCGATCAAGTCGCTGGAAGGCTTTGATATCGCATGGGTGGAAGAAGCGCAGTCGCTTAGTCAGCGTTCGCTCGATCTGCTGCGCCCGACCATTCGTAAGCCGGGATCGGAACTCTGGTTCTCGTGGAACCCGCGCGAATCGACGGACCCGGTAGATGCGTTGCTGCGTGGCGAAGAACCGCCGCCTGGCGCTGTCGTGGTCGAGGCGAACTACATGGACAATCCGTGGCTCCCTGAAGAGCTGCGCATTGAAATGGAGTACGACAAGCGGCGCGACCCGGACAAGTACGCGCATATCTGGCTTGGCAAGTACCAGCAGAACAGCGAGGCGCGCGTATTCAAGAGCTGGCGCATCGAAGAGTTCGAGCGGCCGGCGGGAACGATTCACAGGCTTGGCGCGGATTGGGGCTTCTCTGTTGACCCGTCTGTACTGATCCGCTGCGACATTCAAGGGAATCTGCTGTACGTCGATTACGAGGCGTATCAGGTCGGCTGCGAGATCGTCAACCTGCCCGAACTGTTTATGAGCGTGCCGGATGCGGAGAAGTGGCCGATCACGGCTGACTCCGCGCGGCCGGAAACGATCAGTCACATGCAGAAGAACGGCTTCCCGAAGATTCGGCCGGCTATCAAGGGCGCGAAATCACTGGAAGAGGGCGTTGAATTCCTCAAGTCGTTTGACATCATCGTTCATCCGCGCTGTACGCATCTGATCGACGAGCTTTCGCTCTACAAGTACAAGGAAGACCCTCTGACGGGCGCCATTCTGCCGATTCTCGAAGACAAGGATAACCACGTCATCGACGCGCTGCGATACGCCTGTGAGGGCGCTAGACGCGCCGGCAAGGCTCCTAAACCCTCTAAACCTGTTGTCCGTCGCCCGATTGTCGGTGCTGGCGGCTGGCTCGCATAAATGGCACGCAAAAAACAGGAAGACCCAAAGGCAAAGATCGTCAACGAAGCGAAAGAGCGTTTCGCGCGCTGCGAGGAAGCTGAGAGCGAGTTTCGCAAGCGCTTCGTTGAAGACCTGAAGTTCGCCAATGGCGACGCCGACAACGGTTGGCAATGGCCCGATCAGATCCGCAACGCGCGCGACGCCGATCAGCGGCCGTGTCTGACGATCAACAAGACGCGTCAGCACAATCTGCAGATCATCAACGACGCGAAGCAGAACAAGCCGAGCGTAAAGTGCTTACCGGTGGATGGCGATGCAGACATTGAAATCGCAAAAATCCTCGATGGCATCGTTCGTCACATCGAGTACAACAGCCACGCAGAAATCGTCTATGACACTGCCACTGAGTTCGCTGTACAAGCTGGCATTGGATACTGGCGTGTTGTCACGGAATACGCCCACGATGGTTCTTTTGATCAGGAAATCTTCCTCCGACGCATAAAGAACCCGCTGACGGTCTATCTCGACTGCGACATTGAGTCTGCTGACGGCGCCGACGCGAAGTATGCCTTCGTGTTCGAGCAGATGACGAAAGCGGAGTTCGAGGCAACTTACCCGGGCGAGAAAGCCGCCGACGTGCAATTCGGTGATGACTCGTCGAAGGGCGATTGGATCGGCAAAGACAAGATCCGCGTCTGCGAGTACTTCCGCAAGACGAGCAAGAGCGACACGCTTGTTGCGCATCCTGAGCTTGGCGCTGTCATGCTGTCGGATCTGCCGCCTGACGAGCAGAAGAGGGTTGAGGGTGACGCGTCAATCCAGCGTCGCACGGTCAGCACGCCGCAGATCACCTGGTATCTGCTCGCGGGCGACACGATCATCGATGAAAAGCCGTGGCCCGGTCGGTATATCCCGATTGTGCGCGTCATCGGCGAAGAGATCGTCATCGACGGCAAGGTTGAGCGCAAGGGTCACACGCGCAGCATGAAAGACGCGCAGCGCATGTACAACTACATGTCATCGGCGCAAGTCGAGTACATCGCGCTCCAGACGAAGACGCCATTCGTCGGGCCGATCGAGGCGTTCGAAGGGTTCGAATCCCAATGGGCGAACGCGAACAAAGACAACCTGCCGTATCTGCCCTACAACGGCTTGCGCGATGACGGGCAGCAGATCGAGCGTCCGCAGCGCGAGCAGCCGCCTGTAGGCGCTTCTGCGTACCTGCAAGGCATGCAGACCGCGCAGCAAGAACTGATGATGGCGTCCGGTCAGTATCAAGAGCAGTTCGGGCAGCAATCGAACGCTCAAGCCGGCGTCGCGATTCAGGCTCGGCAGCGGCAGGGCGATCGTGCGACGTATCACTTCATCGATAACGTTGCGCGCGCTATCCGCTACACCGGCCGCGTGCTGATTGACCTGATCCCGAAGATTTACGACACGCAGCGCGTCGTTCGCATCCTCGGTGAAGACGGCAGCGAGACGTTCGCCAAGTTCGACCCGAATCAGCCGCATCCGGTCGGCCTGCCGAATGGTCAGCCTGCGCCGCCCGAGAGCGAACGCGACGGGATGGACGTGGAACTGATCTACAACCCCGGCATCGGCCGCTATGACGTGACCGTTGAGGTTGGCCCGAACTACGAGACGCGCAGGCAGGAAGCATTCAACGCGCTCACGCAGATCATGAGCCAGGATCAGGAGTTGATGAAGGTTGCCGGCGACCTGCTGTTTAAGGCTGCTGACTTCCCGATGGCTGATGAGGTTGCCGAACGTCTGCACCGCACGATCCCGCCCGCAATCTTGGGCGAAGGTCCGACGCCTGAAATGCAGGACGCGACGCAGAAGATGCAGCACATGGGCCAGATGATCGAGCACCTGACGCAGCAGCTTCAGCAGGCGCAGCAGGGCAAGGAGCAGCAGGATACGAACATCAAGGCGTATGACGCCGAGACGAAGCGCCTGCAAGCACTCGGTCAGCCGCTTGATCCTGAACTCGTCGCGCACGTCGCTACGCAAGTCGTCATGCAGATGATGCAGACCGGCTCGCCAGAAGGCAGTCCACCACCAGATCCAACGCAGCAGATGCAACAACAACCGAACCCGCCGAGTGCGGGTTTTTCTTTGCCCGCTCAATGAGGAATGAATGATTCCAGGCATCGATGGAATGTTTAAGGCGATTGCAGAAACGCCGCCTGACGTCATGCGCGAGGGCCGCGTTCAGGACCACGCACGCAGATTGATGCAGTCGCTTGCAGCTAATCCGAAGGCGCTCGAACGGTCCTGCGCAGACGTCGCGAACATCGCATTCAAGTTGGCTGAAGCCTTCGATGACCTTTCGCAAGCACGTTATTCGCAGTCTCGCGGGAAATAACAACCGTACCGGTGCGGCATCACCGGGCTAAATCCTCTTGGACTTGTCCATGCAAACCGAAGAAAACGCATTGCCGCAAGAAAACGTCACGCCTACGGAGTTGGAACAGGCGCAACTGCCCGCCGAAGTCAGCACGGAACCGGGCGCCGAGCAAACCGCATCGGAAGTCGATCAGCAGTCGCACGAGCAGCAAAAGCCCAAAAACGATTGGGTTCAACGACGCATCGACCAACTGACGCGCGAGAAACACGAGGAGAAACGCCAGCGAGAAGCACTCGAAGCGCGATTGCGCGAGCTTCAGCCGCAGCAGGAATCGACTGGACAGCCGATGACGGCCGAACAGATCCGATCCGAAGCTAAGCGACTGATCGAGCAAGAGCGATTCGATGAGGCTTGCAACAAGGTATTCGACGCGGGCAAAGGCGAGTATGGCGGCGATTGGGATTCGTCCCTGCGCACGTTCCAAATGCTCGGCGGCGCATCGCCCGACTTCCTGCAAGCCATCACGTCGATGGATCACGGCCATAAGGTGCTTCATGCACTCGGCCAAGACCCGGAGACGGCTGAACGCGTGCTTTCCCTTCCCCCGTTGCGAATGGCTCTCGAACTGGCTCGCCTCGAAGCGAAGGTCAGCGCGAGCGCACCTACCCCGAAACCTGTTTCCAAAGCGCCCGCACCGATTACTCCGGTCGGCGGGAAGTCTGCGCCTGTCGAGCCGGCTGAGTTCGCCTCGACCGCGGAATACATCGCTTGGAAGAAACGAAACAAAGGCTGATTACTTAGATGGCAAATACGCTTCTTACCCCGACCAAGATCCTCGACGAATCGCTGATGATCTTGGAGAACAACCTGACGTTCTCGTCGCGCGCAAACCGCGAATACAGCAAGGAATTCGCCGTGAGCGGCGCGAAGATCGGCTCGACCGTCAACGCGCGCAAGCCGAACCGCTTCGTCGGTACGACCGGCCCGAACCTGAACATCGAAAACGTGAACGAATCGTCGCTGCCGATCAGCTTGACGACTCAGTTCCACGTCGATTTCACGTTCAGCTCGCAAGAACTGACGCTGGTTGTCGACGAGTTCGCTGACCGCTACATCAAGCCGGCTATGGCGACCATCGCCAACAAGATCGACTTCGATGGTCTTGGCCTCGCCGCGAACGTCGCGAACAACGTTGGCACGGTCGGCACTACGCCGAACGATATCGCAACGCTGCTTTCCGCTGGCAGCGTGCTCGACAACGAGGCAACGCCGCGCGATGGCAGCCGCACGGTCGTGTGGGACCCGGCAACGAACGCATCGATGGTCAAGGCTGCATCCGGCCTGTTCAATCCGTCGCGCTCGATCGGCGCTCAGTACGAATCCGGCATTTTCCAGGCTTCGTCGCTCGGCTTCGATATCGGCATGGATCAGAACATCAACGTGTTCACGTCCGGCACGCGCACGAACGGCACCGTTTCCGGCGCTGGTCAGACTGGCTCGACGCTGACCGTTACTGGCCTCGGTGCTGCCGGCACCGTTGCGAAGGGCGACACCTTCTCGATCGCTGGCGTCTACGCTGTGAACCCGCAAAACCGCCAGTCGACCGGCGTCCTGCGCAAGTTCACCGTGACCGCAGCTGCAACCGCTGACGGCTCGGGCAATGCAACGCTCTCGATCTTCCCGGCGATCAACACCGCGGCATCGAATCAGCAGTACCAGACGGTTTCGGCTGGTCCGGCGAACGCTGCTGTCGTGACGTGGGACGTCGCACCGTCGACGCAGTACAGCGCGAACCTCGCGTATCACAAGGACGCGTTCACGCTCGTGACCGCCGACTTGGAAGACGTGTCGCAGTACGGCGCATGGGGCGCGCGTCGCATGCACAAGGGCATTTCGATGCGTATCTCGCGCCAGTACGCGATCGGTACCGACACGGTTCCCTGCCGTATTGATGTCCTTTACGGCTGGGCGGCCGTGTATCCGGAACTCGCCTGCCGTATCGTCCGCTGATCGTGTTGATTCAGCAATCGGCCCCCGCTTCGGCGGGGGTTTTTCATTCTGACGAGCCGATGGCATACGAAAAATTCCCCGCATGGGCGACTGGCCCCGATGGCGCGCAACGCATCGTCAACAGCCAGGACGAACTAGACGCGCTTCCCGGTTTCACGGTGCCTGAATACGTGCCGCCTGTGTCGCGCGAGCAGAAGCCAGAGTTCGTCGCATATCCGAAGTGGATCGGCGATCAGCTTGTACAGAACGCGGAAGAAGAATCCGCACTGCTCGGCTCTGACGACGTGGACACGCGCGAAGCCCTGTTGAAGATCGCGGCAGAGAAGGGCGTGAAGGTTGATAAACGATGGTCCGATGACAAGATTCGGGCCGCTCTTGAGGCTGCTTAATGACCACGGCGACCGATCTCATTACGCTGGCACTGAAGGACATAGGCGCGCTCGGTATCGGGCAGGCAGCAAGCGCTGAAGATACCGCCGATGCGCTCGCTACGCTGAATATGATGCTCGGTCAGTGGCAGGGCGAACGCCTCTCGGTTTATCACTTGGTCGACGCCGCCATTCAATCGACCGGCAAACAAACGTACACGGTCGGCACTGGCGGTGATTTCAACGTTCAGCGCCCGATCAAGATCAACGCCGCATATGCGCGGCTCAACGCGGGCAGCTCGACGCCGATCGACTATCCGGTGACGATCATCGACTCGCGCGAGGACTATTCGCGCATCGCATTGAAGGCGCTGCAATCGTTCCCCGGTTGGGCCTATTACGACCCGGCTTTCCCGCTCGGAAACCTGACGTTCTACCCGATCCCGGACAGCACGTTTCAGCTTCACATCGTCACGATGGAAGCGCTTCCGCAGTTCACCGCGCCGGCACAAGTCGTCAACCTGCCGCCTGAGTACATGGCGGCAATTCGCTACAACCTTGGTCTGTATCTCGCGCCGTCGTATCAGATTGATCCGCAACGATCGTTGGTCGGCCTCGCGCTGAATGCCAAGCGTGTTGTGAAGCGCATGAACTCGCAGATTCCGTCCATGACGATGCCGCGCGGCCTCGGCTCGAAGCAGCGTTACAACATCTACAGCGGCTCTAATTACTGATGCGGATTCCTCTGACTGGCGGTGCATACGCCGCGAAAAGCGTCATTGCCGACGCGCAGCGCTGCGTGAACCTCTACGCAGAGCAGAACCCGCAAGACGCTGCGGCACCGTTCACGTATTACCCGACGCCGGGGCTGACGCTCGTATCGACGCCGCCAGTTGCGGGAGAGTCGCGCTGCATTTATACCGCGACGAACGGCAAGCGATATGAAGTCGTTGGGCCGACGGTCTATTCCGTAGACGCATCCAACGCCTATAAGTCGCTCGGCATGTTGACGACTCAGAGCGGCCCCGTGTCGATGGTCGACAACACATTCAACGTGTTTGTTGTCGACGGCTCGACGAACGGTTTTACGATCGATCTGACGTCGAATGTGATGACGAAGTGTTCAGATCCGGCGTTCTACGGGGCGGACAAGGTTGATTACGTCGACGGATATTTCATCTTTAATCAACCCGGCACGCAGCACTTCTACATATCGCTTTACAACGATATCGCGTTCGACTCGCTGGACATTGCGAGCAAAAACACGTACTCGGACAACCTTGTAACGCTCGCGGTCATGCATCGAGAAATCTGGTTGTTCGGCGAGATGACGACCGAAGTTTGGTACAACACCGGCGCATCTGATTTCACGTTCGGACGCATGCCTGGCGTGTTTATTGAGCATGGATGCGCAGCGAAAAATTCAGTTGCGAAGATTGATCTTGCGCTGTTCTGGCTGTCGAAAGACTTGCAGGGCCAAGGGTACGTGTTCGCCGGCAAAAACTATGCAGCAGAGCGTGTGTCGACGCATGCGCTAGAGGCTGAATTTGCCACATACAGCAGGATAGATGACGCGATCGGGTTTTCGTACCTGCAAGGCGGTCACGCGTTCTACGTGCTGACGTTCCCGACTGCCAAAAAGACATGGTGCTTCGATACGTCGACGGGGCAATGGCATCAGCGTGCGCACCTTGAGGCAGACGGGTCGCTCAGTCGCCATCGCATGAACTGCCATTCGTTCAATGCAGGCCGTAACCTTGTTGGCGATTGGGAAACGGGCGCAGTATATGAGCTAGACCCCGATGCCTACACGGACAACGGCGATACGATAGTTCGCATTCGATCCTTCCCCCACATCAGCGGCGCTGATAGTAACCGCGTTCTGTTCCGTCAATTCGTGGCTGATATGGAAGTCGGAAACGGGCTTCCGGGCAGTGGTGACGATCCTGAGATCCGATTGCGCTGGTCTGACGACCGCGGGCGATCGTGGGGGAATTACGTCACTGCATCGCTTGGCAAGATCGGCGAATACCTGACGTCGATCCAATGGCAGCGTCTTGGCTATGCGCGTGACCGCGTGTTCGAACTGTCATGGTCTGTGCCAGTGAAGACTGCGCTCAATGGTGCATGGGTTGATGTGAAGAGGTCGCGCACATGAACACGGCCGCAAATTTTCCATCCGGCAACCCGCTAGACGCGACAGGCAATCTCACGCCTCAGTGGCGCTCGTTCTTTCTGACGCTATTCAATCGATCGGGCGGAACGCTCGGAAGCGACACGTCGGCGCTGCAAGACGCAATCACTAAGGCGCTCGCCGGTATCGCGGATCTTGAGGCAGAAGAAAGCGCCGGCTCTCCAGCTCCCGATATGGCGGCCGTATTCGGCCTGATTCATCTTGTCGAAGCCATCGCGGCGCAGGCAATGGCGGCCGCATCGCGTCAGCCCGACGAACGCGGCGAGACGGGAGAAAGCGCATCTGTTTCGCACCTGTCGCAACGGGTGGCGGAACTCGAAGGCCAGATCGAGCATTACCGCGCTGACGATGCGTTGAGGCAGCGTATCGCGGATCTTGAATCGCGCGTTGAAAGCCTTCAGCCCGTCATCGCGGACGCATCGCAAATAACCGGGCTTGGATCGATGGCATCGCAGGACGCGGGTGCCGTCTCGATTACGGGTGGCTCGGGCGTGTTTTCCGCGCTCTCGTGCGCCGCGAATGCATTCATCGGGGCAGTCGCCAGCGTTCTCAACGTTACGGTGGGGCGGCTTTTCATTTGCGTGCGCGGCTCGACAGGGGCTGGCGGCGTTGAACTTTCGTCTGCCGCAGCGGATGCCGATGCGACGCTCGCCGGCATCGTGCAGTTTTCTGACACGAACGGAACGGGAACCGATAAGCGGCTCGCGCTGATTCAGGGATTTACCAGCGGCACGACGGCTAACAATCGCGGCGGCGCACTGACGTTCGCTACCAAGCGAAACGCAAGCGGTGTCGCAGAAGCAGCGCGCATCTCGAACGATCAGAAGTTCCTGATCGGCTCGACGGCGGTCGATGGCTCGACGAACCTGCTTCAGGTCAACAGCAGCATTTCAATCGTTCCGACAACGACGACGACCGCACCGACAGCGGGCGGCGCTGGCGCATTGCCCGCGACGCCCACCGGATACGCAACGATCCGCATCGGCGGCACTGACCGAAAGATCGCCTACTACTGAGGAAATCAATGATTACTTGGAAACAACTCTGTCAGAGCGTTCTGACGGGCACGGCTGCGGCCGTATATACGGCTCCGGCTGGCACGGCGACGGCGATCCATCAGATGAGCGCATGGAACCCGACAGCAGGCGTTGTGACCGTCAAGCTGTACCTGGTTCCGGTCGCTGGCTCTGCTGCTGATACGACGACGGTCTGGTCTGCGAACGTGCCGTCCGGCGCATCTGTGCAGATTCCGCAGATGATCGGCCACAAACTACAGGCGGGCATGCAGCTTTTCGCGTCGGGACTCGGCGTGACGCTGACCGCATCGGGTGCGGAGAATGTTCAGCAATGAGGAACTTCTTGAAGATCGCTGAAGGATTGAATGTTCAGCCGTTTCTCAACGCAATCTATCGCCAGCGCGATCTTTGGAAGGCTGACGACTTCTTGCGCAAGTTTCCGCAGGGGCCGTTTGGCGAAACAGACACGATCTATCTGCGCTTTCAAGACAAGGTGAACGTCGAGAACGACGAGCAGCTTGAACTTTACAAGCAGAACAAGCTGGCCGGCCACGACTTGCACGAATGCCCGTGGCGCGAGGAAGTCAACGCGTTGCCCGAAGCTCGCGCACACATCATGGCGCTTATGTCGTCGATGGGCGCAACGCGGCTCGGGCGCTGCATGCTCAATCGGGTAGTTCCGGGTGGGCGCATATTCCCGCACGCTGATTCGCCCTGGCATGCCGAGTATTGGGATCGCTATCACATCGTCATCCAGTCCGAACCCGGAAACGTGTTCCGCTGCGGTGACGAACAAGTATGGATGCGTCCCGGGGAAGTGTGGTGGTTCCAAAACGCGATCGAGCACGAAGTCATCAACAACTCGGCGGAGGATCGCATTCATCTCGTCGTCGACTTGAGGTTTTGAATGATCACATTCGCAGTCGAGAAATTCTCGGACGTGTACGGCGAACTTCTTCCGCTGCTTCATGAGCACTACGGCGAAATCTCGCTGCACAAGGAGCGAGGGGTACCGCTGAATCCGAAAGAGGACGTTTATAAGGCGCGCGAGGCAGACGGTTCGCTGATGATGGTCATTGGTCGCGAGGCCGGCGAGATCGTCGCGTATTTCGTTTGCTTCATCGCGACCGGGCTTCATTACAAGTCTTGCTTGACTTGCTCGCCAGACATTTTCTTTGTTCGCGAAGACAAGCGCACTGGCATGGCGGGCGTTCGGCTGTTTAAGTTCGTTGAGAAAGAACTGAAGCGCCGCGGCGTCAAGTTGTGGTTCGTCGGCAGCAAGAACGCGCACGATGCGACGGCGCTGTTTCGCTTCCTGAAGTTCGAGCCGGTCGAAACGACCTATTCCAAGTGGCTAGAGGATTAAAACATGGTTGCAGCAGCAATCGGCGTAGGTACGGCTGTCGCAGGCGTCGCCGGCTCCGCCATGAGTTCAAGCGCGTCCAAGAGCGCAGCGGATACCCAGGCGGCAGCAGCAAACAATGCGACCGCGTTGCAGGAAGCGCAATGGGAGAAGACGCAGCAGAACCTTCAGCCATACATGGATCTGGGGTCGAGTTACATCAACCCGCTAAAGGCTGCGCTGTCGAATCCAACGCTGACGCAGCAGTTCAGCGCTCCTACGGCAGCTCAGGCTCAGGCTACGCCGGGGTATCAGTTCACGCTTCAGCAGGGATTGAAGGCTACGCAGAACAGCGCGGCCGCGCGCGGCCTTGGCACGTCTGGCGCGGCGCTCAAGGGCGCAACGACGTATGCAACGGGCCTTGCGGACTCGACGTACAACGACGTTTATAACCGTGCATTGCAGACGTACAACACGAACTACAACACGGCATCGAACAACGTAAACAGACTGCAAAGCGTCGTCGGCAGCGGCCAGAACGCTGCGGCGGGCCTCGGTAGTCTGGGTGCACAAACCGCCAATAGCATCGGCAACACGCTTACGGGCGCGGCGAATGCAAGTGCATCCGGCACGATCGGCAGCGCGAACGCTCTTTCTAGTGGTCTGAACAGCGTCGCCAGCGGTGCGATGACATATGGCTTGCTGGCAAACAATGCAGGCGGAAATTCTTCCGCCGCATCGGTCGGCGTTCCCGGTTGGACTCCAGCAGGCAGCTAAGGAATAGGAATGGCACTCGACACAAGCATCGCACTCAACGCGAACGCGCCGCAGCCTACAAACCCGCTTCAGCAGGCGTTGCAAATCGCCCAATTCCGTGCGTACAACGCAAACGGACAAGCCGCGCAGCAGGGCTTAGAAGCTAATCGCGCCATTTCTCAGGCGTATCAACAAGCGACGGACCCGATTACCGGGAAAGTCGACAACAACAAGCTGATGGGAATCATCAGCCAAGATCCGGCTGCCGGATACAAGTTGGGCGAAGTTGTTCAAAGCATCAACACGCAGAAACAGCAAGAGGCGACGCTTGACACTACGCGACTCGACCAGGCGCAGAAGGCTCAGGGAGCACTTCGGTCTGGAATGGGTTCGCTGCTCACAAAGCCGGATCTCTCGCCGGCTGACATTCAGGGCTTCGTTGGCACGATGGTGAAAGCCGGCGCGATCCCGCAACAAGTCGCTGACGCTGAGTTGCAGAGCATGCCACAAGACCCGGCGCAGATTCGGCCGTGGCTCGCGCAGCACTTCAATTCTGCGCTCTCTGGCGAACAGCAGCTTGCGAATATGAAGCCTCAATTCGCGCAAGTCAACACAGGGCCGGCGACTGTTGCAGTCAACCAGAACCCGAATGCGATCGGCGCAAACGGTCAGCCGATGGGCGTCGGATCTGTTGGCTATACAGTCGGCAACGGTCTTTCCCCCGCCGATGCGGCGGCGCAAGTTCCGGTTATCAACCCGGATGGAACGCCTGGCACGCGCAGCAAGGCAAGTGTTCTGCAAGAGCAGGGTTACGGCGACGCGCTTCCTGCCGGCTTCAAGAGTAACGGGCGCTACGGCGCGGCTAATGGCGGCGTCGTCACGACTGGCCCCGCCCCAGGCGTCGCAGACGCCAATCAGAAGGCGAACGCCGCTGGCGGCGACATGCTTGTTGCGGATCAGCAATCGAACGCTCAGTCCGGTACGCGCATCAACATGCTTCAGAACGCTTCTACGGCACTGGCGAACGCGCAGACCGGTACGGGCGCCGACAAGCTCAACGCGGTTCGCGGTGTGATTGCGACGCTCGGCGGTCCCGCCGACAAGGTTGCGTCCTACGACGAGGCGAACAAGTACCTCACGCAGTACGCGCAGACTAAGGCGGCATCCTTCGGGCATGGTACGGACTCGCAGCTCGCCGCAGCGCTTGCTGGAAACGGAAACACGAAGATCAGCAACCTGGCAGCGCAAGACGTGGTTAAGGTCAATCTCGGTCTTGAGCGCATGGAGCAGGCGCGCATGAAGGCGTGGGAAAGCGCCGGCCTGCAACCTTCGCAATACGGCCAGTGGAAATCGCAATGGGGATCGCAGGTTGATCCTCGCGTATTCGTTGCTGACCAGATGGACCCGTCCAAGGTGCAAGGCATGGTCAAGGGGATGAACCCGAAAGAGCAGGCGACATTCCGCACGCAATATAACTGGGCGGTTCAGAACGGCTTTATCAACGGACCTCAGTAATGGCGAACTATGACGATGTTTTCGAGGCTGCGGGAAAGCAATACAACGTAGACCCGAAACTTCTGAAAGCCATGATGACGCGGGAAAGTTCGGGCAATCCGAACGCCGTATCTCCGAAGGGTGCGACTGGCCTTATGCAGTTGATGCCGGCGACCGCCAAGGAAATGGGCGTGACGAACCCGAACGATCCGACTCAGAACATCATGGGCGGCGCTCGGTATATGTCGCAGATGCTAGACAAGTACGGCAACGTGAACACCGCTCTCGCTGCCTATAACGCGGGTCCGGGCGCTGTCGACAAGGCGGGCGGAATCCCGAACTTCCCGGAAACGCAAGGCTACGTCAAGCGGATCTCCGCGAACTATCAAGGAAAGCCAATGGCGCAATCCACGCTTCCCGGCCTGCCGCCTACGGCCGATAGCGCATCGGCGGGCAGCGACCCGTTTAGCAAGCTCATGGGCGGCTCGACGACCGCGGCCGCGCCTTCGGTACCCGCCGCAGACGGCGACCCGTTTAGCAAGCTCATGGCGACGAAGCCGGACGCACAGCCGGCGCAAGCTGCGCAACCGCCGAGCGGCGACACCCCGCAAGGGCAGTGGCATGCTCCCGGAGCCGTGACGATGGGTATCGGTGACGTTATCAAAGGCGGCGTCCAATCGATGGTGCATGGCGGTGCATGGCTCGCCAACAAGATTGCACCCGACTCTCAGTTCGCCAAGGATATTACTGCCGCGGTCCCGCAAGTCGATCAGACAATTACATCGCAGGACGCGCAGTACGCGCAGCAACGAGCGGCGCAAGGCGGGACGGGCGTCGATCTCGGGCGAGCGGCGGGTAACGTCATCGGCAGCCTTCCGATGGCGGCATTGCCGAGCGGTGCTGGCGGCGGATTGCTGGCGAAAGCCGGTGCGGGCGCTTTGTCTGGACTTGCGAGCGCGGCCGCAACTCCTGTCGTCAATGCGGGCGATAATTACGCACAGCAGAAGGCGATGCAGCTCGGCACTGGCGCCGCAGTTGGCGCTGTCGCCAATCCGCTCGTTAGCGCGATCGGCGGCGCTGTTGCTCCGAAGATCGGTGAAGCGCAAAAGAAGCTGCTTGATGCGGGTGTTCCGCTCACGCCAGGTCAGATCAAAGGCGGAAATTGGGCGAAAGTCGAAGATATGGCGACGAGCCTGCCGGGTGTCGGTAATGTCGTGCGCAACGCTCAGCAGCGGGCGCTTCAGGGATACAACAACGCGACTTACGACAAGGTTCTTGAGCCTCTCGGCGTGAAGTTCGCGGACGTTGCAAACGGCGCAAAGACGGGCAGCGAAGGCGTCGCAGCGGTCAAGAAGACTATTTCTGACGCGTACGACAATACGTTGTCGCAGATGACGTTCAAGCCTGACGGCCAGTTTCAGCAGGGTTTGCAAAGCCTGGCGTCAATGGCGCAATCGCTGCCGGCGACCGAGAAGAAGCAATTCCTCGATACGCTTCAGCGGCAAGTGGCGGGCAAGATCAACCCGCAAACTATGTCGATGGACGGCGCGACGCTCAAGGAGGTGCAGGGCGAGCTTGGACGTTTGGCTCGCGGCTGGTCTAGCGATCCGTCCGTAGACAAGCGCAACCTTGGCGCCGCGGTTGGCGAAGTCAAGAACCTGATCGAGCAATCGCTTGGGCGGACCAACGCGCCAGAACTGGCGGAGTCGCTAAAAAGCGCGAATGCCGCATACGCGAACTATGCGCGCTTGCGTGGCGCAGCCGCATCGACGGGCGCCATGAATAACGACGGCGTGTTCACCGCGGCGCAGTTGCAAAGCGCAGTGCGGGGTGCGGACAAGTCGGTAGGCAAGGGCGCCACCGCAACGGGTAACGCGCTTATGCAAGACTGGTCAAGCGCCGGCCAGAGCGTGCTAGGCAATAAGTACCCCGATTCGGGTACTGCGGGCCGCTCGATGCTCGGCTACTTGCTTGGCGGCGGCGCCTTCGCTGCTCCTGGCGCGATCCTTCCTACGCTTGCAGCGGCCGGCGCCGCATCGATTCCGTACACGCAGGCGGGCGGCAAGCTGGCGACGATGCTACTTACGCAGCGTCCTGCGGTCGCGGTCCCAATAGGGAATGCGCTTTCCCGTTACGGCGTCCCACTCGCCGCGCCTGCGGGCAATGCGCTCGTCAATGCGATCACAGGTCCGTAGAAACGATGCCTTTATGCGCGGATAAGCGACTGACAAAGCCGCAATGCAGGCGGTTGTAAATATCAGCCGCCAAAACTGATCGCTATTCATTTTTTCCCCTCAACCCCGCCTAGTGCGGGGTTTTTTTATTGAGGCACGCATGCAGATTCTGCCGAACGGCAAATGCCAGTTCATCGACCAGAACGGCGCACCGCTGGCGAACGGCTCTGTTTTTTTCTACGCGCCCGGAACTACTAACCCTCTCCCGACGTATCAGGATTCTGCCGGCACGACCCCTAACACGAATCCTATCCAATTGGATAGCCGCGGGCAAGCGATTATCTGGGGCAGTGCTACTTATCGCCAGATCGTGAAGGATGCAAACGGCGTGACGGTGTGGGATCAGATCGTCTCTGCGGCGGCGTCTGCTGATGCGCTTAATACGCTGACGGCTACGCTATCCAGTTCGTCTGGATCATCGACGATCGGCTTTGTCGGCGCGGCTCCTGGCAGCACCGTACGGACAGTGCAAGACAAGCTGCGCGAGTCGGTCAGCGTCGCTGACTTTGGCGCGGTTGGCGACGGATCGGATGAAACGGCGAAGCTGACGGCGGCGATCACTTACGCAGCGCAGAACGGGATTCCGCTGAACTGGCCTGCCGGCAAAGTCTACAGCGTCACGAATATCTCTGTTTTGCTCGGCGGCGGCGTCTTTGAGTGGACCGGGCGGCCGCGCATCAAGCAGCTTTCGACCGGAAACCCTGCTAACCCGGTTGTGCAGCTTGGCGGCACCGTGCTTGCAACGGTGTCACTGTCGCAGAGCTCGATGTCGCAGAGCCAGTCGGTCACGCTCTCGGATGCATCGAGCGTTCAGCCTGGCTATCTGCTCCGCTTGGCAACCAATCGCCTTGCCTATGGCGACCATCGATTCGACCCGCAGAACTGCTTCGGGCAGCTTTGCAAGGTCGCGTCGGTATCCGGCAACACGGCGCAGCTCGTCGATAACCTTGTCTTTGACCTCGCGGTTACGACGATCACGACCGGCACGGCGCAGGGCGGCACGACTGGATCAATCACGCTGTCGGCGGGGGACGCATCAACTGCGAACCAGCTTAAGAACTACCTTCTTACCATCACGGGTGGGACGGGCGCAGGGCAGTCGAAGTACATCAACACGTACAACCCGACGACGAAGGTTGCAGACATTGGCACGGCGTACACCGGTGTGCCTCAAACGCCTTGGGCGATCACGCCGGATAGCACGTCGCAATATTCTGTGTCGGCAACGGTCAGCGCGCAGGTTATACAGCCGGCGTATGTCAAAAGCCTGGCTAATCTGGAACTGGTCGGGTATCGCGCGCCGATGGTCAAGAACTACGGGCTGATGATCGAGTTCTGCGATAGCCCGCTGATCGATGGTGTTCGCATTTCCGATTGCAGCGTGACGGCGCTCGAAAGCTGGCGCAACTACTGCCCGAAGATGGTCAATTGCGACATTTCCGGCGCAAACGTGGCGGATACCGGAAACCTGACGTTCGGCTTCGGGCAGGTGTCGTATGGCGACTACAAGCCACTAGTCGACAACTGCACGTTCGAGAATTGCAGCCAGGCATGCGATGCGAACAATGCCACGATGTTCCTGACGCGCACGAATAACACGATCACAGGCGGAGGATTGGCCTATGACGGCGTTACGCAGCTTTGGCCGGGCAACGTGAATATCCAGACGTGCGGACTGGCAACGCACAGCAGCACATTCGGCGTAACGGACTCCGGGAACACGATCACTGACGTTTATTTCAACAAGCAGCGCGGCATGTGGCAGACGACGCAGGGCAACACGTACCGCGGCCGCATGTACTACTGCAATCAGATCTCGTATTGCACGGGTGCCAGCTACATCGGCAACTTGTACGACGACGGCATGACGAACGAGCCGAGCAGCGGCGTGAACGGCGATATCAACGGCGACGATGGATTCCCCCTCACGTCGAAACCCGATAACAACCGGCCGCGCGCGTTTCTCAATATCCGCCATAACACGATGGTGTCGTATGCATCTACCTTCGTGAAGGGCAACGTCATCAAGTCGGTATCTGAGGGCGTCGTATTTTTCACCGATCAGGTTGACCCGCCCGCAACTGATTGGCCTAGCAATCAGATCCTGACGGTGACGGATAACGATGTTTCTGTCATCCAGGGTGATTTGGGCCTCGGATTCACGAACCTGGGAGTCGTCAAATACAACGGATCGGGAACGCCGGCGCTGGCTAATTTCACGGCATTCAACAACATCGTGCATGTCGGCGGTGCTGGCCTCGGAACTGTGAAAGCCGACAACATGGGGTTTTTCCCGTTCGTCGACGACATGGCGGTGACGACGCCGCTTGTGTATCAGTTCGGTCCTAGCAAGTGGCTTTGCATTCTGCAGGATCAGACGGTAACGCAGGTTCCTTTTCCGCAAGGGCAGGGCGTATTCAGGCTGACGGTTTTCGAGAAAGATGCGGTTGTTGGTAACTACTTCTCGGGGATACTCCAACGCGGCAACGCCACGCCGATTGCGACCTTCGCCAGCTCTGGCGTATCTATCCGCACTGATACGCCGCTTGGCTCGATTGGTACGGCGGGCAATCTGAACGTGTTCGCGCGAACCGACTCCTTGTACATCAACAACCGGACTGGAACACCGGGCAAGTTCGTTTTCATGATCGAAGGCGCATTCTGAATCCGCAGTTTCACCGACCAACTTAGGCCGCCTTCGGGCGGCTTTTTCTTTTCCTACCCATGAAAGAAACTGCTTCGACTGTCGCTCAGACGGTCGCACAAGTCGCGCCTCCTTGGTATGCAACAGCGCTTGCCTGGAGTGACGCGAATTTCCCGCGCGTTCTGCTTGCGCTGTCCGTCATCTACACCGCGTTACAGATTTACTCGTCGATCAAGCGCCTGCGCAAAGGGGCTGCGAATGTCGATGAATAACGAGAACCTTCAAAAGCTGATCGCCGAGCTGCGGCGCGATGAGGACGTTCGTTATTCGCCGTACAAAGACACGAAGGGCATCCCAACAGTAGGCGTCGGTCACAACCTGAACGCGAAGCCGCTGCCGGCCGGCTGGAAATATCCGCTGAACGATACGCAGGTTAATTCGCTGCTCGATGACGATCTCGAAGACGTGTTCCACGATCTTGACCGCAACTTGCCTTGGTGGACAGAACTGAGCGATGTACGCATGCGTGTGCTCGCTAACCTCTGTTTCAACATGGGGATTACCCGACTGCTCGGGTTCAAGAAGGCGCTCGTCGCGATGCGTCAGGGCAAGTTCTCGACCGCTGCCGATGAAATGCTCGATTCGAAATGGGCGAATGACGTCGGCATCAGAGACAAGAAGGGCAATCCGGGCAGGGCGTTGCGCCTCGCCAACATGATGCGAACGGGAGCCGCCTAATGGGACTGCTAGACATTACCGGAATCAGTTCAGTGCTCGACTTCGGCTCGAAAATAATCGACCGGGTTTGGCCCGATCCGCAGCAGGCAGCCGCCGCGAAGCTGGAACTGTTCAAGGCGCAGCAGGCGGGCGAGTTCAAGGAGATGGATCAGGCATTCGAGATCGCAAAGGCGCAGATCGGCGTGAATCAGACTGAAGCGAGTAACAGCGCCGTGTTCGTCTCTGGCTGGCGCCCTGCTATTGGTTGGGTCTGCGCGTTCGCACTCGGCTATCAATACCTGCTGCGCCCGCTCGTCAGTTGGGGTGTGCTAGCGGCCGGGCATCCTCTGCCGGCGATGCCGGGACTCGACGAGAACCTATGGCAACTCATGATGGGTATGCTCGGCTTGGGCGGATTGCGCACGTTTGAGAAGGTCAAGGGCGCGTCGAAGTAGCTACACCTGAAGAAGCGTCATGCTGACGGCTTGTGCGACCTGAAGGTGCCGCACAATCTCATCTTCCAACGCTGCGAGACTGGCGGCAATTTCGTCGGCAGTCATTACGCGCAGTTCGCCCAGGTGACGAGCTGCGCGCGTAATCGCTTCAGGTTGGATACCGTGATCGCGGCAGATTCGGTCAACTACTTGTTGTTCTTTCGCCTGATCCATATTTGAGCGCATCGGTTTGTTGAACCGCGCGATTATATACGTCTTGATGCGTTGAAGTGCGATACATCAGGCGATATGATGATTCCCGCACTCTAAAACAGCGATAACGGGAAAGCATGAGCACAGAAAAGCAAGCGACGGTCTGGTTGTCCTTGGGCGAGAATTGTTTGCCTGACGATATTCTCAAGCGACACAAGTTCAAGTCGTATAGCTCGCCGTACTCGTCGGCGCGAAGCAACATCGACTACGCCCTAGCGCTGGAAGAAGACGGATATTCGACATTTCTTGACCCGGAAACGCTTGTTCGGGGCGAGGTGTCAGGGGCCGGCGTGGTGCGCTCCGCGAAGTTCGTAGGCTGCGATCCCATCTATCGCGACCTGCACATGAACGGCTTCGAATTTACCCACCTCGACGTGATTTCCTCGCCTGATGCAAGGGCCAGCTACGAGCGTAAGGCGGGGAGAATGTTGGAATTGCGCGGCAAGCGCGACGTGGTCTTTCTGTATCTCCATCGCCACTCCGCAACATCGAACCTTCCGATGCTTCGCGCGAAGCTCGAACGGTTTGCGGACCTGTATCGCAGCGATACGGCGCGATGCACGATCGCACTGTTCTACCAGATGCCGCTTTCAAGTCTTGGCGAACGACGAATCGAGACTAACCACAGCGCCGGCCTGCTCGAATTCGTGTTCCACACGCAGCATGAATGGGCGGGCAAAGATCAAAATATCTTCTGGGCGCGGAATGACGACGACTTGATCGCGCAGATGCTGGGCGAAATTGCCGAGCGAGTCGATATCACATCCGCACAATCCTAGTGGTTGTTGACATAATGATGTTTATCACCATCAAATTCCGCACAGGGTTACGCACAGAATCTGTGGATAAGTGAACGAATCGACAATCTTTTGCGTTCACCGGGATGAACGAAATTTCGGTCTTGCGTTCACGGTGATGAACGCAAAGTGCCGTTTGCGTTCACGGGGGTGAACAGAACTATATAAATATCTATGTTAACAATATGCCCTGAGCGCCGCTCGGGATTTGTGGAAAACTTATGGTGTCTCCCTCTGGTACCTCAGACGCCTTGATAGACGCTCTGAGAACGCCGCGATCCGCATCCCAAACGAAACCGTCACCAGGAATTATCTCGCAGTCAGCAAACGCCTCTGGCCGCGTCCTGTCGCCTTGGATTGCATCAGCAATCCCCTCGATGGTCTTTCGAAGTTTCGCCGGCACGTAGTCGATCACGATCGTACAAAGCACGCGGTCGCCCAATCTGACGTCCATGCGCTCGAGGGCGATATACGTGCTGCCACGGCTCCGGTTACCCTTCGTGACTACCCTGAGAAGGTGCGACACCTGAAGGACGTCTACGGCCTTGTGAACGGCTCCAAGGCTCAGTCCAGTCATTTCCCCAATTCTGCGCATTCCTGGCCATGCCTCGCCCGTATTGAAATCCGCGTGCGCCTTTATCGATTGCCACACGGCAAATGCGTTCGGGCCGATCGCCGCGACAATCCCAGACTCGAACAGATCGCGCTGCATGGTCTGAAAGGTAGTATCAATCTTGCTCTGCATCAATACCCCTCCTTCTCCGCCGCAGCAATCTCCTTGTCCAGCGCCTTTTCAAGCGCTTCGGCGACAAATCCCTTCAGGTTCCCGATTCTTCCCCATGCCTTCAGGGTGTGCAGCTTCGTCTGAATGCGGCGCGGCACCTCGTAGTTGGCCTTGATCACATCGTCCTGACCATCCCACGGGCGCCGTCTTTCTACTCTCTCAGGTTCCTTCCTTGGTTCCTTGGTTCCTTCCTTGCTTGGTTCCTTGCTTCCTGTTGTGGGAGGCGGCATTGCCTCGCCTTTGCGAACTACCGCGATGGAATCGAGTGTAGGAGCTTTAGACATGCGCCTTCTCCTTCTTCGCTGGCTTTTCGAACTGGCTAACTAGGAAATTCGCAACCTCGTCTATCAGGATCGCGCCCGTTCCTTTGGTGATCTCCCCTATCGTCTTACCGGGAATCATAGACTGCCAGTATCCATTTAGCTTAGGAATGTTCTGCGGAATCACCGGCCCCATTGCTGCCAGCTTTCGCGCCATCGAGTCGGCAACCGCCTTTCCGTTCGTCTCGTTGAGCAGGAAAAAGAACTTCTTGCGCTCTCGCTCGCACATTTCGACGGTAGGCACAGCGGCGCGAATATCAGAAAGCGAGTGCTTCACCGGTATAACGACGAGATCGGCGAGCCGAATAGCGGCAACGTTGATCTCGCTCGTCTGCGGCGGGGTGTCGATTACGCACCAATTGAAGCCGGCCGCCTTCAGATCGGCATGCTTCTTTTCAAGGTGTTTGACGTCTTCGACAAGGGCAAAGGCGGGCGTTTCCGCGGTTCTGTCGTTCCACCATGCCGACAGCGAGCCTTGTGGGTCGAGGTCCATCGTTACGACTGGCCCCTTCCCTAGTGACTCAAGCGCGACGGCGACGTGCGCGCTGTGCGTAGTCTTCCCGCTCCCACCCTTCAGGCAAGAGAAAACGAGCGTCTTCATTGGTTCCTTCC